GGTGCGGTGGATCGGACCACGCGGCGCGTCCTGAGCAAGTTCGGCGCGTTCGTTCGGACGGGCGCCCGCAGCAGCATCCGAAAGCGGCGGGCCGTCTCGGCGGCGGGGCAGCCGCCCAGCAGCCATACCGGCCTGCTGAAGAAGCTGATCTACTTCGGATACGAGCCGACGCGGAAGAGTGTCGTGATCGGCCCGACGCCGCTGCACGGGACGGCCAAGGCGCCGCCGTTGCTCGAAGAGGGCGGCACTGTGGATCGGCGGGACCGGAAGGGCCGACGCCGACGCCTGCGATACCGGGCCCGGCCGTTCATGGGTCCGGCCCTGAAGAGAGAGTTACCCAAACTTCCGGCGATGTGGGCCGGATCAGTGAAGTGACAAGGAGAAAACGACAATGGGTATGAAGTTCGGGATCGACGGAAAGCTGTACTACTGTGCGGCCGGGATCGGCGGAGCGCCGTCCTGGACGGAACTGCTGAACGTCAAGGACGTGACGCTGAACCTGGAGAAGGGCGAGGCGGAAGTTACCACTCGCAGCAATGGCAAGTGGCGGGCGACCGGGCGTGGCGGCCCGAAGGACGCCAGCGTTGAGTTTGAGATGGCCTGGAATCCCACAGATGCGGGGTTCACGGTCCTGAAGGATGCGTGGCTCAATGACGCTCTGGTTGGGATTGCCGTCATGGACGGCGACGTTGCCGTGGCCGGGGCCGAGGGCCTGTGGGCCGACTGTGCGGTCGTTTCGTTCAGCCGGTCGGAACCCCTGGAAGAGGGCATGACGGTCTCCGTGACGATGAAGCCGACCGACTCGGCCAACGCCCCACAGTGGAAGGTCGTCGCCGCGTAAGCCGGTGTAGGAGAAAGGCCGGATGTACTGGGAGATATGGGTTTTCGTCGCGGTAATGGGCATTGTGGTTGTCGGCCTCTGTGTAATCGCCGTGATCTGTATACGGGACTTTGACCGGCGGCAAGTCCGCCACTTAGATCGCCCGATGTGGCCGCACTATTGTAGGAGAACGCAGGAATGAGGACGTTCAAGGATAACGCGGGCCGCGACTGGACCGTGGCGGTCAACGTCGCGGCCATCAAGCGGGTCCGGTCGCTGCTGGACGTGAACCTGCTGAAAGTCGTCGAAGGCAAGCTGATCGAACGGCTCGTCGGCGATCCGGTGCTGCTGGTGGATGTGATTTTCGTCCTTTGCAAACCGGCGGCCGATGCGGCGGGCGTGAGCGACGAGCAGTTCGGCGAGGCGATGGCGGGCGACGCTATCGACTCGGCGACGAAGGCGCTCCTGGAGGAGCTTGTGGATTTTTCCCCGAGCCAGAGGGACCGGGACCGGGCGAAGAAGGTCCTGGCGACCTTCTGGCGGGTGATCGACAAGGAACACGACAAGCTGGACCTGAAGGCCAGCCCGGAGCGGCTACAAGCAGAGTTCGACAAAGCGCTCGCGACTGTGAGCGACTGATCTGGAAGCTGGCCGGGACCGCGGGCGTGGACCCCGACCCGCTGACGTTGCGAGAGTTGGTCCTGATGGCCGAAGGCCGCGACGGGGCCGAGTGGGAGCGAACGAGCCTGTTGGCGATGCTGATTGCGAACGCGAACCGCGATCCCAAGAAGCATGGACCATTCAAGCCGTCTGACTTCAACCCGTACTCCCTGGCCGTGCGAAGGAGAGCGGCGCGGGCGGATCGGCTGCCGGGAGGTTTTGGGATGCTGAGAACGGTCTTTGTCAACGAAAGGAGCAAGACATGAGTACGGTGCTGCAAGGTCTGTGGGCGTTTCTGAACTCTGCTGTGGGTGTGGCGATCCTGGCCGGGATCGTACTGGTGGTCCTGAACCGCCTGTACGCGGCCAAGCCCCTCTGGACGAAGTACGAAGGGGCGATCATCGCCGGGGTCAAGTTCGCCGAGAAGAACATTCCCGACGACACCCCGAACACGGGACTGGCCCGGCTGAACGATGCCCTGCTTTACACGCTGAAGGTCTATGAGCAGGTCGAGGGCAAGCGGGCCACGTCCGAGGTCGAGGCGAAGCTGGCTGCGGGTATTCCCATCGTTCACGCGGAACTGGAAGCCGCTGGGAGTCTGGACAAGTGAGCGTTCTACTCTCGATCCTGACCGCGATCCTTCAGGCGATCCTGCCGTTCCTGTTTCGCGCCACCGAACGGAAAGCCGAGGACGGTGCGAAGCAGACGGAACTGCGGGATCGCCTGCGGGGCCGGGTCCACCGGACCTGGGGCAAGGCGGCCCTGGTCCTGTGTCTCGGCCTCTCGCTGATCGTGTCGGGCTGCGGGCTGCGGACCGTGTATGTGAGCGACGGCGAGCCCGTGCGGCTGCGAGCGACGATCCACAACGCACAGGTGTGGGTCCTGGACGCGGCTGGCAAGCCCGTGGCGGGACGAATGGACCTGCCGGAAGGCTGGTACTGCCTGCCGGTCCCCCCGGACCCTGAGAAGGAAGCCGATGGCGAAAACGACGGCAATCCGGGCCGGTAAGGCTTACGTCGAAATCTCGGCGCACACCGCGTCGCTGATGAAGGGCCTTCAGCGCGCCTCCGCGCGCCTGAAGGCGTTCGGGGCTGGCGTGCGGAACCTGGGCATGAAGTTCATCGGCCTAGGCGCCGTGATGCTGGCGCCGTTTGTCCTGGCAGGCAAAATCTTCGGCGGCTTTGAGGACGAAATGCTTACCGTCCGTGCCGTTACGAACGCCACGGCCGAGCAGTTTGCCAAAATGACTGAGCAGGCCAAGCTGCTTGGACGCACCACCAGCTTTACCGCCAAGCAGGTCGCCGAAGGCATGACCAGTCTCGGCCGGGCGGGCTTCAAGCCCGACCAGATCGAGGCGGCGATCCCGGCCGTGCTGAACTTGGCCCGAGCGACACGCACAGAGCTTGGCGAGGCGGCCGACTACGCCGCCAACGCGGTCCGCGCCTTTGGCTTATCTGCCAGCGACACCATCATGGTCGCCGATGTCCTGACCGCGACAGCCAACAACTCGGCGCAAGTGCTGTCTGACTTGGCGGAAGCCATGAAGTATGTTGCTCCCATCGCGGCCGACGCCGGGGAGAGCATCCAGTCTACCAGCAAGGCCCTGGGCGTCTTGGCAAACATGGGCATCAAGGGTTCTATGGCGGGGACGGCCATCCGCAAGATGCTCCTTCAGCTTGCCAAGCCCGAAATTCAGCGGACACTGACCGGCATGGGCGTGGCCGCCGTGGACGCCGTGGGCAACCTGCGACCGCTGGGCGACGTGATGGCCGACCTGGGCAAGGCAATGGCCGGTCTCCCGACCGCCAAGCGACTCGCACTGGCTGACGTCCTGTTTGGGCAAAGGGCGATCAGTGGAGCACTGAAGCTCGTCGGCTCCGTGGACCAGATTAAGCAACTCGCGGAGGCTATCGACAATGCCGGTGGCGCAGCGGATCGCACGGCGAGGATCATGGATTCTGGCCTGGGCGGCGCCTTTCGCATGATGATGTCGGCCGCAGAGGGCGTGTTTATCGGCCTCGGGAAAGCCATCGCCTCGACGCTGGGCAAGTGGATGAAAGTTATCCGGCGCGGCGCCGAAATGCTGGCCGTGTTCATCGGCCAGCACGAGACGGCGGTTACGGTAATCCTGGCCGTCGCTGCCAGCGCACTTGCGGCCGGGATCGGACTGGTTGTCCTCGGCACGATCATCGGCGGGTTGGGTCATATCCTTGCCGGACTCGCCATGGTCGTGAGTCTGGTTGGGCTCGTGTTCAAGGCCCTGGCCGTGACGATTGGCTTTCTCCTGACCCCTGTTGGACTCGTCATGGCGGCAGTGGGCGCGATGGCGGGCTACCTGATCTACGCGACCGGGGCCGGCGGTAAGGCCCTGTCTTGGCTCGGGGAGCGGTTCTGCTCCTTGGCCGACGATGCCCGGACGGCCTTCGGCGCGATCGGGGCCGCCCTGGCGGCGGGAGACATTGGTCTGGCCGCCAAGGTGTTCTGGCTGACCCTCAAGCTGGAATGGCAGAAGGGACAGAAGGACCTGCTGGACCTGTTCGGCGGCCTTGGCTTCGCCGTGCGCAGCGCCCACGAGAAGATGGTCAGCGGCATGACCGAAGTGTGGCTCGTGGGGTTGTATAGCCTGCGACGAATCTGGACCGAGTTCGCCAGTTGGCACGCCCGCGCGGTGGAGAGCTTTGCCAACGCCTTTGCGAAGTGCTGGATCGACATTCAGGGCATCTTCGACAAGTCGCTCGATACGGCCTACATGCGCAGGCAGATCGACGAAATGTCGCAGATGAAGGTTCAGGCTATCGAGCAGGAACGGCAGCGAGCCGTGAAGGCCCAGCAGGAGGAAGCGAAGAACGCGCTGGGGATGGTCGAGGACGAACACAAGAAACAGATGCAGCGTCTTGAGAATGAGTACACCGACAAGATCGGCAAGACGCAAGAGGCCGTCGATGCGGCCCGCAAGGAGTGGGAAGAGGCTATTCGGCAGGCGGGGGCGAAGCAAATCGTCAGCAAGGACGCAGCCGAGGGGCCGGGGAAGTTGGAACCCCCGCCCGGGCTGGACAAACTGATGGCACAGCTAGGCGCCCTGACGACGGGGCGGATCAGCGTGGTCGGGACGTTCGGGGCGGAACGGCTGGCGGGCCTAGCGGCCGGGAATGCCGCGGACCGCACGGCCAAGGCCGCCGAGGAAACGGCCAAGAACACGAAGAGGCTGCTGGACGAGGCGCGGCGCGGCGGGCTGACGTTCGCCTGACCCCAACG